CAAGGAGATATTATGGAAAATCAAGAAGTATTGAAGGCTATAGCTACCCTTGCTGATAAGGTGAGTCGTTACCACGAACGTTTATTAGCAGTGGAAAGAGAAAACGAAAAATTAACAAAAGAACTACAAGAACATAGAAATGTTTCACATATACATACAATTCAAGGAAAACCTCATAACACAGATACACAGGTTATGATAACTGGTTTAGATTCTGATATGGAATGCGAAGCTTGTAGCGCTTAACTATATAAATTAAGTTGATTAATTTTTTTATTTAAAAACTCATGCAGCTCTATATTAAATGATATGATAGTCTTACGGGCATCTGTTGCAAAACTAGGTGCTCTATGGATTATTGTACTAGGAAAAATACATAATTCTCCCTCATTAACTTCTGGTTGAATAACCTTGTTGCCATCATAAATTTCTGTAGCTGGTGAACCGTGATTCATTTCAAGATAGTAAACACCTGTATAATTTTCAGCATGTGTATGCCAGTCATGTTTATTACCTTTTGTATATTGTTGAAACCAAAGATTATGAATATGCATGTAACCAAAACCTATTTCATTAACACATTCATTTAGTGCGCCTTTAAAGTTATTGTTGAGTAATATTTGTTTCCACTCTATGTCCATGTCTTTGGACTTTTTCCAATCAGTTTTGTAAATATTATTCTCATACATTTCACTTGTATTGGAAATACCTTCTTTCCAGTTTTCAATACAATCCAATATAGGCTGTTTGACTATATTGTGATTAACAAACTGAAGTCTTATATAGGGTAATTTTAATTCTAGTGTCTGTTTATTCAGGCGTTTCACCCAACATATCTGCTAAAGATGGCGCAAATACTTTTACGTCTCTTTTAATTTTTTCAGCAGTTGTAGAAGTTCCAGGATTATCAACATCAGCTTGAGCTTCTGCTTCTGAGTTATACTCAGCACCTGTATCTACATGAGTGATTGTTGTTTCAGTTTTTACTTTGTAGTGTGGAATCTTTCTTCCATCTTCAGTAGTAATGTGACCTAATAATTCAGCAGGTTCAACTATCGGCATCTTCGTTTCTCCAATTTATGTTAAAACTGATGATAACTCTATCTTCATCAGAATTATTTGTTTGTACCTCATGTTGTAACCATGATGGAAAAAAAATCAAGGAATTTTCTACAGGTTCCCATTGTACGCTGTGAGCGAGGTGTATAGAGGCTTTATCTGTTTTCGGGGGTGATAGTACCTCTGACTGTGGTTTAGGCTCTAGAAACACAATATTTCCACACTTTTTTGGAGCTTTTAAATAAAATACACCAGATAAATAGTTATAAGGATGTGTATGTATGTTGTTTCGTGATCCTGGTGGATTTATCATACCCCACATGCCCGTCATCTCTGGAACATAATTATGTTTAACATCTAGGTGATTAAAACAATCTTTAGCATGTTTTAATATATCACCGACAAGTGGACGAAACTTTTTTATATTGTATATTTCATCATTGCTGTGCCAACCACCAACATTGGACCGTGGCATACCCATTTCATCTTTTGCTTTCAATTGATAAATCCTATCAACGAGATGTTCGTGGCCTTTTAAGTCTAGTGAAAATACAGGTGTAATAAATAAAGAATGTAGATTCATTGTGCCTCCTCTGTTAAATCTATATTTACGCACATTCTGTATTTTGATAACACAGGATGTGAACCAGTGTGTAAGATATTACCATTAAAAAATAAAAGTCTACCTGCTTTAGGACTTACTTTTTCTTTGATTGTCATATCTTTATTAAATAATATTGTATCACCGTCACTATCGTTTACGTAATATAGTGCAACAGTGTGTTCTAAATCAAAATCTTTATGTGGTGTATTATGAAAATTGTTTTTATTATTTGTAAATTGTGTCTGTAAGTTTGCTTTGCTTCTAAGTATATTAAATTTTTTATTAAATCTGTTTTTAATGTTTTTAAATATATGATCGACAATAACTTTACCTTGATCAGATACAACGATAGTTTTGTTTTCTTCTCTTTTGTGAATATCATGAACAAACAGTAAATATTCTTTTAAGTGTTTTAGGTTATATTTCTTACTAACTTCTGGCGTACATGTTAATAATGATCCGCTCAAGGACCACGGACATCTTAAAAAAGATTTGTGAATTTCATCAACATCTCTCTTATCTAATAAATCGTCAATAACAATCAGTCTAAAGTTGTCCTTTAGTGATCTCCAGAAAACTTGCTATAATATGCACCTGATTGGCAGCGTTAGCTTGAACTTTAAGAATATCACTTTCTTGCAAAACTAAAGGTTGTGTCAATAGTTCTGTGGTTGTTTTTGTAGCAATGCTCTTTTCTTTAAACACTTCAAAGGTTGAAGATCCTCTAACAACTTCAACATCGACTAAAGTTGTTGCACCAGAATCATTGCAAACTAAAAGAGATTTTACTACATCTGTAGTAGGCGGAACTGGTGGTGTCGCACCAGGGTTTGCCGTAGGAACTGTTAAAACAGTTGTTAAATTGGTTGTGGTTACATCCACCATTGCGCTTTTAAAAGTATTAGCCAAGGAAAAAAGCCTCCGACTCCGACTCGTCTTTTAAATCTTGTTGGTAGTTTGTATTAAGTAAAAAAATTATTTGATCTAACAAACTTACCATTTGATCAAATTGATTAGGATCATATTCTGGAGTTGAGTTTGGTAATCTTGTTATAGTAATTTTAGCCATTATCTTCTTCCATCTGGTCTAAGTTGTAATTTAGTAGAACCAAGTCTCCAAGCTGTATCATCAACAGTATTTGTTTGATATTTAATCTTAACTGCTCTTCCTCTACCTCTTACATCAATTTTTTCTGTAGTGCTAGAAATAGTTCCGGAGGTAGTAATAGTATCTGCTGATTGAGGATATTGTTCTAATGTTAATGTAGCAGTCATAGTATTGTTTAAATTATCAAAGTCTGGAACAAGTTTACTTACTGACATAAGTTCATCACCATCTGCTATTTCAACAGAACCTGATGTTAAAAAAGCTGTAATAGCTGTTCCATCTGCTTGATTATTACCTGTTTCGTGTTCATAAACATATGAAGCACCTGCAGATAACCCAAGTATTGTGGAGTTGTTAGCAGACAAGCTAGAGTCATATTCAGTAGCTATAGGCAACTCAAACACATAGGCTCCTAACCAAGTAGTTCTTGAAAGAGTTGTAGTATACCAAGTGTTTTCCAAATAATTGTAAACAACAGCTCTATCTACTTGTGTAGCGTTTGCTGATGGATAATACCAAATTATTTCATTAAAAGCAGAATTTATACCACAGGCTATATCAGCTTTGTTTGTGTAACTTAAATCATCAAATACAAAATCTTGTACTGAACATGGCATTTTTTTGACAACACCATCATACATATAGAAAGCATTGTCTGACATCCAATATGAACGACCATTTATTTCTATTGCTGCATGTTGAGCTATTAGACCACAGTTAGCTCCTAGTTGTCTAAGACCAAAAGTAAAAGGTGTACCAACAAACTGAACACCATGAAGAGAAGTATCTGTCCAAACAAGAATTTGACCAGATGATTTAACAGCACCTACTATTCTGGAACCGTCTGATATACGTAATGAACCAGCTTCGTTTGTTGCTGTAGGTGTATAATCTGTAGCATCTTCTCTGTCAGAGAATCTAAATAATAAATCATCTTGAGTAGCACTATTTCCTACAGTTGTCTCTGTGCCAAATATCATTAAGTGTCGTGTATCTGTTGACACTAAACTAAATCTTGATGCGGTAGGAGAATTAGATAATGTTGTTGCTCTGTTACTTGTACCACCAGACGTGTCCCAAATAAAAGTACCACCATTTAAAACAGTAGCAATTAAATCTTCACCAAAATTATCTAAAGACCAGTTTCTTGCATCTACTACAACGCTTGAAGAAGATCTTGGTGTATCCCAAGTGTTTAAATTCCAAGTTAAAGTTCCCCAACCGTATCCATATGTAGATGTAGAAGGACCAACATTAATTTGATACTTAGCATTACCGGATCCACCTCCACCTGATGTTGAGCCAGATGCAGCGCTACTATGAGTTACTGTGTAAACACTAGAAGATACTACTGTGGTAACTTCGAACTCGTTGTTCATATCTAATCCATCGATAGTAGAAAAAGAATCAAACGTAACAAAATCGCCTTCTTGTGCGCCGTGAG